GCCGCCGCGCGGGCGGCTCTGCCCGGCGCGCCCGCCGCAGCCGAAAAGCGAGGGGATGACGACGGCGTGTTTCACCCCGCCCGCCACCACCGTGCCCAGCGGCCTGCCGATATCGAGCGCGCGCGGTTCCTGCCCCGCCCGCTCGCCGTATCCGGTCTGGATCAGCGTCGGCGCGATGATGGCGTTCTGGTCCTTCGCACTGGCGCAGATGGTATGATGCGGCACGGTGACAGGCCGTGCGCCGCCGCCCTGCTGCGCATAGGTCAGCACCGGCGCGATCACCGCCGAATGCCCTCCCCCCGCCAACACGGTGGGATGCGGCGCTGTCACTGCGCTGTCACGCCGCGCCGAGCCCTTCAGGCTCATCAGGCTGGGCGCAACGAGCGAAAGTCCGGCCCCGCCCGCCGTGATCGTATGCGTCGGTTCATCGGCCCCGTTGAAGGGTTTTTGCGCGTTGCGCATGGTCATCAGATGCGGCGCGATCATGCCCAGCGGCGCGCAGCCGCCCGGGCGCTTGATAAAGCTGTTCGCCGTCACCGTCGGCAAGGGCGCATCCATGGCGCTGCCCGTCGCGCCGGAATTGAAGCGCACCACGCTTGGCGAGACCAGCGCATGCGAAATCCCACCCGCCGTCACCACGCCGAAGGGATCGTCGAGCGGATATTCCCGTCGCCCGCCGCTGTCGCCATGCGCGATGGACACCAGAAACGGCTTTTCCGCCTCCAGCACATAGCGGTGAAACCCGCGTGCGATCCGCGCCTCGGTATTGTCCGCCAGCGGCCGCACCGCGCGCAGCCCGTGCTTTTCCATGATCTCGGCGGACGTGTCGAATACGGACGGACACGGCAGCGACCAGTCGATAATCTCCGCAGCCGTGCGCCAGATCATCTTCTGCCCGAAATAAACCCCGGCATCGTCCGGTTCGCCATGGGTCTCCTCCGGCCACACGATCGGCCTGCCGTCAAACCGGATGATGACGAACAGCCGGTTTCGGATCGTCGGCGCGCCATAGCGGAAGGCGCGCAGCTCCCGCATCTCCAGCTTGCCGCCCAGCCGCCGCAGCCGCCTGCACCATTTCTGGAAGGTCTCGCCGCGGCGTTCCGGATCCGGCACCTCGCCCCGTTCGGTGCGCATCAGCGGCCCCCAGGTGGCGAATTCCTCGACGTTTTCCATGATGATCACGTCGATCCTGCCGCCGGATTTCTGGATGCGATCCACCCAGAACGGAATGATATGCGCCAGATCGCGGATATTGCGTTCCACCGGCTTGCCGCCCTTGGCCTTCGAAAAATGCTTGCAGTCGGGCGAGAACCAGGCGAGCCCGATATGCTGCCCCGCCACATAGTCGAGCGGGTCGACCTTGTAGATGTTCTCCGACAAATGCAGCGTATCCGGATGGTTCGCCGCATGCATGGCCAGCGCCACCGGATTGTGGTTGATCGCGATATCCGGCGAGCGCCCGAGCGCCATTTCGATGCCGGCGGAAGCCCCGCCCCCGCCGGCGAAACTGTCGACGATCAGCGGCAGGCCATGCTCAAATCTGCATTTCTTCGACGCTGGCACGATATGCGCGCCGAGCATGTCATCGATCGCCTTCACTCCGCAGCCTCCCTTACCGCCCGCATCAGCGGCGCCAGATCGCGCTCGTTCGCCGGCCGCAGCGCATGGCTGCGGGTGCGGATCGAAAGCACGTCGTCCAGCGCCCGCCCCTCGGCCGTGGCGCCCCATGTCTCGCGAAACGCGGTGATGAACGGCGTTCCATCGCCCCAGCCGCGCAGGTGATAGGCCTTCGTCACGATCCGCATGTTCTCCATGCGCCTGAAATCCAGCCCCTGATCTTCCATCGCCCGCGCCGCCTCATGGCGGCTCATGGCAATCACCAGCAGGATCGGCACCCGCTCGCCGCGCATCCGGTATCGCCGCATCAGCCCGCCTCCCGCGTCCACACGGGCTGCGCGCGCCATTCGGCAAGCTTCTCCCGCCGCAAGGCCTCGGCCTCGCGCCGTTCGGCCTCGCTCAAAACCCGCCACGCATCGCGCGCCAGGCCGAACACGCCGAACTCGCGCTTTTCCCAGTCGGCGTTCAATTCGATCAGTGCCATTTGCTCGCCTTCCTCGCTGCTGCCTGTCGATTCTGTTCGCTGGCGATCGCGGCCGGGCGCGGCGCGTCGGCAGCCGCCGGCGCATCCGGCCTGCGGTCGCGCTCGGCAATCATCGCCTCGATCTTGTCCAGGAAGGCCTGCGGCGCGGTCACCAGCTCGCCCCGCGCCCATCGCTCTGTCGCCAGCCGCTGCAGGGTGCGGCTATCGGAACTCTCGATATGCCAGAGACCCCGGTGCAACGATCCGGAAGGAATGGCATCAATCCCCTCGGGTGTGGTTACGATCTCGGCCCAGTCCGGCAGCCCGTAAAGCCCGATCCCGAAAACCGTCAGGCACGCGCGCCGCGCATCGTCGGTGATGATGTAAAGCCGCTTTCTGTGCGCGCCGGTCATTGCGCACCGCCTTCCGGCCCGCGCACCAGACGCCACCCCGTTCCCCATTGCGACGCAATGTCAAAACCGTGGGCCGCAAGCTTCTTCCGCAATTTGCAAATGAACACGTCGATGACCTTGGGATCAGGAGGATCTTGCGGCCGACCGCTATAGAGTGCTGTCATCAGCGCCTCGCGGCTCACAACGCGATGCGTCTTCAATACCCGAAAAATAGTGTATTCGACCGGCGTCAAACCAAGATCCATGGCAAGCGCCGTATCGGCCAGCCCGGCCAGGGCCGCCTCAAGCTGGCGGTTGCGCTCCCGCAGCTCTTCCATCTCTTCAAGGGAAACCAGACACCCGCTCATGCCGCCCTCCCCGCAACCATTGTGCTTGAAGGCGTCGGCGCGACCGTGGCATATTTTATACGAATGCGCACAAAGGGGGCAGCATGGCGAATAATCAGAAGGAAACGGACGCGGAAAATAACCGCAACGGCTGGCCGATGCGCGAACCGCGCTGGTGGTTTTCCCTGTCTCTCACGCTGCTTTGTTTTCTGCTCGTCTTTCTGCTCTTTTCCACTTGGTACGTCTTCGACGGCAGCACATTGCCAACCGGGGTCAAGGACAAGGTCGATACACTTTGGCGGATAGGAGCTGGCCTTATTGCTCTCATAACCTTCATCACTGTTATCTGGCGCGGCATGATGACGGATCAACAAACCCGAGAGCAGAGGCGTCAGAACGACGCCAACGATGATGCCGCTTACGCCAGTTTGTTGGTTGAGGGCACTAAACTCTTGGGAGAAGAAAGCGACCACCACAAAAGAGCTGGCGTCGCTATCCTGCTGCGCGTTATCGATGACCCTTCCTGTGACAAGAATGGACGACCCGACAGGCTGCAACAGCAGGCCTTGGATATTCTGGCCAGTGAATGGGCGCAGAACTATAAGCTTTTCAACCTCGAAAACTACACTTCCTTTCTCTACCGAGCTCTCTTCTCCAAACGAAAACCTTCTTTGTTTGCCAGTTTCGACCTGAAATGCTCGGATATACATCCCAAAGACAAAGATGAGATGGGCCGAGCAAAACCGAAGCACGATGAACGCTGGATGATATCTGGCGGGTTTAAGAAACAAACATACCTCGGAGGTGTAGGCCTTATTGACCCTGTCGAGGGAATTCTCTTTAAAGGCATAATTATAGAATTCAAATACACTGAAATTGTAGATAGCAACGTAACAAATTATAAGCCCGGGATTAAATTCAAATTTAATAGATGTATATTTGTAGACTGTAACATCGAAAAAATTACACCTGACGATGTGGCTTTCTCGACATTCATTTGCTGTAATTTTACAGGGTGTGAATTTGCAGAAGATACTTTTTTTGATATCGAGGATGCACTGGAAACGGCAACTTTCCTGAATGATGAGACTCGTTCTCTTTTCGACACTCCCGGTAACTGGTACGATCTGGACAATCCTCCCAAGGCTAGAGATGGATTCTCCGAATGGGACACGTTTCTTGAGCCTAGGAAACGCATCGGCAAGCGGTGGTGCCGTAAAGACCCCACCAGTCAAGAATGGAAACCCGCCTGAAACTTTGATTTCCCCTTTTAGTTTACTCACCGGAGTTCTCCGTCGCCCGCTCGACAAACACGTCCCGGCAATGCGTCGGGCACCAGCTCGCGCCCGCCCGCACCGGCGCGCCGCAGACCGGCATATCCGGCCCGCCGGCAGCATCGGCGGGCGATAGCGGAAACCGGCATTCGCCAGCGCCGACCGTCAGTATGGTTTTCGGCTGCACGCCGGGGATCGCGAACTGCGAAAGGTCGACTTCCACCGCGCGCGGCTTGGCGGCGGAGCCATCCGGCCGCCCCGGCAGCGCCAGGCCAGCCATCCGCGCCGAAGGCTTCACCGCCTTCGCCGGCTTCGCCTCCACAACGCGCTTCTTCTTCGGAAACAGAGCCGGGTTCGCGGCGATCATCTTCGTCGCGCTCGAATAGCAACAGCCCATCGCTTCGCTGATCTGCCGGGCGTTTTGCCCCTCGGCATAAAGCCGCGCCGCATCAGTCCGCAGCGCATCCGTCCACTGGAAGCGCGGCCCGGCTGGCGCGGCCGGCGCGCTCTCGCCACCGCGAAGCTGCTCATAGCGTGCCGCCCGCTCGCTCTCGTCTTCCTTGGGAAACAGATCACGGTTGCGATTGGCGATCCCGAGCACGGATGACCGGGAAACCCGGTAATGCGCGGCGATATCGCCATAGGTGCAGCCGTCCCGCTTCATCGCGGCCGCTTCCCGCAGCTTGGCAGGGGTCCACTTCATGACGCCGCCCCGCAGGTAAACGGCGCGTCATAGATGTCATTGCCCCCGCACACATGGCACATGCTGAAGCCGCAGACCTCGGTCAGCTTGCAGGCGCGCGGTGGCTGAGGCTTCCGCCCCTCTCGGGCGATGGCGTGACCAGGCATCCGCGCGCGCATCTGCTCCGGCCCGCGCCAGTCGCGCCCGCCTTCCACGGCCAGCCGCGCCCGCATGTCGGTATGCGCCTCATAGCCATGGGAAAACGGCAGCGGGATCGGAATGATGCGGGCAAGCTCGTTCATCACACCCGCCCCATGACCTGAAACAGCGCCCGCATCAGCTTGTCGAAGTCGCGCATGATCGCGCGCCGTTCCGCCTCGTCCACCTTGCCGTCGTCGGAAAGCGCCTCATGCATCCGGGTCTGAAACCCGGCAAAGGCAACGCTCACCGTGGTCACGTCGCGGTAATCGAGATCATGCGCATGATCCTCGCCATCGGCCGAGACCAGCCGAAACCCCTGCGCGGCCGCCAGCGCCGAAGCGATGATCGGCGCGCCCGCCTCGCGGTCGGCCTCAAGCGCCACGTCCAGCGGCATGAAGGTCTCGGCATGGTCGTCGCCGGCGAGCCCGTATTTCGAAAGCTGCGCGGCCGAGACCCGCGAGACCAGCGAAAGCGCCTCGCCGCCGCCCGCCGCCTTCACCGCACGCCGCGATGCGGCCTTCAGCGCGCGCCCGTCGTCTTCAGTGATCACGCGCATGGCGAGCCTCCGGAAGATGCAAGGAATATTTTTCGAAAAATTCTGCGGTGATCCGCCCAGCGCGCAGGCCTACCGTCACCCCATCGAACAACGGAGAAGAAGACCATGCACAGCAATCCCGCCCGGCCTGTCCGGCAGGAACGAACAGGCCGGGCCGCAACCGCGCATCACCCACGGGCGGGGAGGAGGAGCGCCCGATGCGCGGAAGTCGGTTCAATGCAACGCGCGGCATCATTCCCGCCCCCGCGTCATCTCGTCGATCCCCATGCGAAACCCGCCAATGAACTGGCGAACCGACCAGGCCAGCCACATCGCGCCAATGGCGAAGGCGACATAAGGCCAGTGCAACGGCATCAGAAAAGCCCAGGCCAGCAGGGCGAGCGTCACACGGATCATCATTGGGCGGGCTCCTGGGGCAGGAGGAAGTCATTGGGCATGACGAGGCCATCGGTCTTTTCGGCAATAGCAATCATCTGCTCCCGCCTCGGCACCCGTTCGCCATACATCCACTTGCGGACGCCGCTTTCAGAAACGCCGCCCACCAGAACCGCAAAGGCTTCTGGCGTGATGTTCTTCTCTGTGAGGTACTGTTTCAGCTTCATGATCGCTGAAGTTACACAATATGGGGAATATCGACAACCCCAAAATGGGGCGCGACAGATTTTTTCAGCCGCGTATCTTCCCTGCTATGGGTAACAAGCTGAAATTATTCCGAGAAAAAGCGCGCATGACGCACGAGCAGGCCGGAGAAGCCATGGGCGTTTCCCGCAGCCAGTACATAAAACTGGAACGTAATGAGAGGCGGCTCAACCTCGACTATATCGAGCGCGCAGCATCCGCTTTTGGCGTGTCACCCGCAGATATAATTTCTGACGATCCGCCTCCATCAAATGTTCCACTTGTCGGATATGTTGGCGCCGGCGCGGAGGTTCAGCCCGAGTTTGAACAGGTCCCGCCGGAGGGCTTGGAACAGATACACATTCCCTTTGCGCTTCCCGCTGAAATGATCGCCTTCCAGATCCGGGGAGACTCCATGCTGCCTGTCTATCGCGACGGCATGGTGCTTGTGGTCTATCGCGAACAGCGTCGGCCGGGAGAATGGTTCTTTGGCAAAGAGGCCGTGGTGCGCACCGAAGATGGTCGGCGCTTCGTCAAGACCATCATGCGCGGCAATCCGACAACGCTCTACTCGACGAACGCACCACCGATCGAAAATGCCGTGCCGGTCTGGCTTGGCGAGATTTTCGCGATCCTTCCGCGTGAGAGCTTGGGAAACGGAGGCTGAAATGGACGAAGAGCAAGTCTATCTGGCGAAGCTGGGGAAGATAATTCTCGACTGGAATGCCTTTGAATCTACGGTCGAGGCACAGATACAGTACCTTTCTGGCGGCGGCGACAAAGTAAGTATTCTCACCGCGCATCTGCGAAACCTGGCCATGCAAGATGTGCTGAAAACGCTTGCAAATGACATCGCTCCTGCCCCCCTGAAAGACGATCTGCTTTATGTCGCCTCCCTCTTTAATCGACTTCGTGAATACAGAAACCACTATGTCCACAGCATTGCCACGGTCGGCAAAGCGCCGGACGGGCAGGTTTGTGGACTGAGCCAGACCGTTTCAGCAAAAACTAGATTTAAACTCCATCAACAGATCGTGTCGCTAAGCGATCTCGAATGGATACATAGACAAATCCTAGACGCTAGGCGTTTCGCTACTGCGGTTTATCATCAGATGAAACAAGCTGAAGAATACCCTGATAGATCGCCACCTTTACGCCTGCCTGAAAAGCCTCCTCTGCCAGATAAGTTGAAGCGTCCGGAGATATTACTCCTAGCCGACCCTCCATGGCATCAATCATCTCGGCCGTAAGTGGTATGTCATCCATCGTGTAGGCTGCGTCGATTGCTTTCCTGTCCATTTTAGTCTCCTTTTTCGGCTCTAAGCGCCAGAGATCGCCCGCCTCGTGCGGGCTTTTTTTTATGACCACGGACAATGGTCGATAATAGATGACAATAGTGACGAATAAAAATTACACAATATGGGGTTGCCTTAATCCCCATTTTGGGTAACATTCCTTCCCAGCAGGCCAGCCGTCCGGCCTGCACCCCGCCGCCGCGCAGGCCCGTTCTCCACCCGCGCGGCGGCATCACCCCACGGGAAGGAAGAGACGATGGACCTTTTACCCAGCATCGACAACCTTATCGATCGCGGCGCGCTGTTCGTCATCAATCACAGCGCAGGCAAGGATAGCCAGGCGATGACCGCAGTGTTGCGCCGACTGGTGCCCGCCTCTCAATTGCTCGCCGTGCACGCCGATCTTGGCGAGGTTGAGTGGAGCGGCAATGTCGCCCATATCCGCGCCACCATCGGCAACTTCCCTCTCGAAATCTGCCGCAACGAGAACAAGACCTTTCTGGAGATGGTCGAGCGCCGCGGCATGTGGCCGAGCCCGCAACACCGCCAGTGCACCAGCGATTTGAAGCGCGGGCCGATCGAACGCACAATTCGTCGCTATCTCGAAGCGCATCCGGAGTTCGGTGGACTGGTTGTCAATTGCGTCGGCATTCGCGCCGATGAAAGCCCGGCGCGAAGCCGCAAGGTCCCGTTCCGGTTCAGCGAGGCCAACAGCAAGGCGGGCCGTGAATGGTATGAATGGCTGCCGATCTTCGACATGTCCAAGGAAGACGTGTTTCGCACCATAGCCGAAGCTGGCCAGACGCCGCATTGGGCCTATGCCGCCGGCATGACCCGGCTTTCTTGCGTGTTCTGCATCATGGCCAGCACTGGCGACCTTCGCACCGCCGCCCGGCTCAATCCCGAACTGTATGGCCGCTATGTTGCGCTCGAAAAGCGCATCAATCACACGATGTCCATGGACGGCCAAAGCCTGGAGGATCGCACCGGCATCCGCGTTGGGGCGTATTCTGAGGTCAGCTACCCGGCGCAAGAGCGGCATGATGCGGAGGCGCTGGCATGAGCATTCACGCACCCAAGATCATTTACGCCAGGGCCACCGGATCGGAGCTAGACCTCAACACAGGTCGCCATCAATTGGTTGGCGACTGGCGCGAGCAAGACAATGACACTCCGCCGGCGATGATCTTTGTCCGACAGGAAAGCGCCCCATCGACCGCCGTCCGCCGCTGCACCATGGAAGCCTTCGCCGCCGCCCTGCTCGCCGCAGGCCTCGACGCCCCCGTCATCAAGGGCGCGATCAGCGCATGGATCAAGGGCGACTGGCAAGCCGCCCTCCTCCCCCTCTCCGACGACGCCCGTGCCCGCCTGACCGGCAAAGGCGGTGCGGCATGATGATCACCATCCCAATGGGCGGCGATACCGAAACCAAGCTGAACGTGACTGGTCCGCAATTATCGGCGCTGAAATGGCTGTTGAACCGAAACGGCGACGGCGTCGTCGACAAAACGGGCGTGATCGTCGCAGCAGGCGAGCGCGCCCCGGTAATGCGCCTGACATGGAACAAGCTTCGCGACCTTGGGCTTGTCGAATTCTATCTCGATCGCAGGCGCATTCGCGTCACGTATATCGGCAAGTGCGTCGACCTTACCGGGATACAGGAATCTGAAGGGGACGACGAATGACCGTCCGCCTTTCCAACTGCGCGCTCTTTTGCACCCTACTCGCCCTCACCGCCCTGTTCTGGCTTCGGCTGGACGCATGGCTTGCTGTCCACGGTTGAAAGGATTGCCGATGATCCCCCGCCTCACCGAATACCCCGTCCACGCCTTTCGCCCGATCGGAACGCTGGTGGACCTTGGCGCGCCGGATGCCGCCGAGATCTTCTTTGACCAGATCGCGCAAGGCCTGTCGAAGATCGCCCGTTTCAACGGCAAGCCGCCCGGCCCGGCCTATTCCGTCGCCCAGCATTCCGTCATGGGCGCCGACGCCCTGTTGAACGAGGGCGCGGATCATTTCACCGCGGCGCTGTTCCTCATCCACGATGCCCATGAGCACCTGATCGGCGACTGGACGCGCCCGGCCCAGCAACTGATCGCCGCCACCATCCGCGCGGAAAGCGCCGAGGCGGCGAACCACTTCATGATCGCGACCGCGCGCATCAAGGACGGCTGGGATCGCGCGATCTGCCACGCCGCCGGCCTGCCCCCGCCCGAGCACTGGACCAATGCCCGCCATGCCGCCGTGCACGACATGGATGCCCGCATGCTGCGCGCCGAGGTGGAAGCCCTGTTCGGCCCCGCCGCCGCCCGCACGCTGCCGCCCTCAAACCCGCCGAAAACGCGCGGCGCGATCAAGCCCTGGCCACCGATGAAGGCCGAGGAAAAGTTCAACGACATGTGCCGCCTCCTGCCGATCTTCGCCGGTCAGCAGCCCCGCGCGGCCAGAGTGTGAGGAAGGATATCGAAATGCCGAAATTTCTTCGTGGCGACCCCGTGCGCAAACGGGCTGGATCATCGTGGCACGGCATCATCGTCGGAGAATATTCCACGGACCTGACATCGGAAGGTTATTGCGTCGAAAGCCTTTTTGAAAAGGGCTCAGTCCAGATATATCCGGCGGCTGCGCTGGAATTGATAACCACGGCAAAGCCACCCACCCGTCAAGAGTTCATCGACCGCTTCGTGAAGAAGATGGTCGAGGTGGCGGGCGAGCGCTTCACGGACGGTCACTCGATCGCCGACTATGCGAAAGAGATCGCCCCTACCTTCTTTGATGACCCCTCACAGAGGGTCGAAGGACCAGAGTCCTGCGCGCTTGCCGATATCGATTGCTGGGAGCGCTGATCATGGCAGGTTCCGTCAACAAGGTCATCCTGATCGGCAATCTCGGCCGCGATCCGGATATCCGCACAACGCAGGACGGCCGCAAGATCGCCAGCCTGTCGATCGCCACATCGGAAAGCTGGCGCGATCGCGCCACCGGCGAGCGCAAGGAACGCACCGAATGGCACCGCGTCGTCATCTTCTCGGAGGCCCTGGCGAAGATCGCCGAGCAATACCTGAAGAAGGGCGCGAAGGTGTACATCGAGGGCCAGCTCTCCACCCGCAAATACCAGGGCAATGACGGCCAGGACCGCTACACGACAGAGATCGTGCTGAACGGCTTCAACGCCGTCCTCACCATGCTCGACAGCACGGGCGGCAACCGCCCGCCGCCCGCGACCGATCCCGACGACTACGGCCGCGAAACCACGCGAGACTCGGTGCACGAACCTGCCCGGCCGACCCCGGCCGATCTCGACGACGACATTCCGTTCTGAGGAGAACCGACATGACAGATGCACATGGCATTGCCCGCGACCAGTTGCGTTCGATCATCGAACGGATCGAGCGGCTGGAGGAGGAAAAGAAGACCATCGCCGACGACATCAAGGATGTCTACGCCGAGGCCAAGGGCACAGGCTTCGACACCAAGGCGCTCCGCAAGATCATCGCGCTGCGCAAGAAGGACGAACAGGAGCGCATGGAAGAGGAAACCGTGCTCGACACCTACATGATCGCGCTCGGCATGATCCCCGCGCCGGAGGATGCGTAATGGAAAATCCTCTCGAAAAGTTCGACACGCCGCAACTTGAAGCGGAACTGAGAAGGCGCGGAGCGCTGCCGCACAAAAGGCTGAGCGGCCTCGACTGGCGGAGAAACATAGAGCGCCTTGGCGAACTCATCGCCGACGGCGATACGGTCGAGGCTCTTCACCATCTTCGGGAAATCCACCCCTCCGCCAGCCTGCCCCCCCCCCGAAACGATCATGCGTCAACGCCGCCGCATCACCGGTAAACCGTCGGAGCCTGCCCATGTTCACCGCTGAAAAATCCGCGCTGCTCTCCGCGCTCGAAACGGCCAACAGCGCGGTCGAGCGCCGCAACACTATCCCGATCCTCGCCAATGTCCTGTTTGAGCGAGCCGGCGATCCCGACAGGCTCACGCTCCGGGCAACGGATCTGGATATCGAGATCGTGGTCAGCTTCGCGGCCGATGCGGCAGAAGGCTTCGAGCCCTTCACCGTCTCGGCCAGCATGCTGCTGTCGATCGTCAAGAGCCTGCCCGACGGCGCGATCACCATCGCCAATGCGGACGCCAAGGCCAACGCCCTGCAGGACATCACTGTCAAATCCGGCCGCTCGAAATTCCGTCTGCCCGTCCTACCGGACGAGGACTTCCCCACCCTGCCGGAGATGACCGCCAAGCCCATCACCGTCGACGCCCAGCCCTTCCGCCAGGCGCTCGTTGAAACCGCGTTTGCCATGGCCCCGGCGAAGGACACGCGCGACTATCTGAAGGGCGTCTATCTTCACCGCCGCAAGAACGATATCGCCCTCGTGGCGACCACCGGACATTATCTGTCTGTCCGCGTCATCGATGCCTTCGACAGCCCGAAGGACCTTCCCGGCGTCATCATCTCCGACAAGATGGTCGGCATCCTCGTCAAGGCCCTGCCGGAGACCGGAACCGTATCGCTGCGGCTGGACGAACGCCGCATCTCGGCCGTGATCGGCAATCGCACGATCACGGCGAAGCTGGTCGGCGCGACCTATCCGGATTATCCGCGCATGATCGCCTCAGGCCTTGACGACGCGGTCACGGTCGAACGCAAGAAGCTGCTGGAGGCGACGAAGCGCGTCGGCCTGGTGCTGACCGCCATGAGCAAGGCCGCGTCCCTCACCTTCTCGAACGGCCTGCTGACGATCGAGGCCGCAGACCGCGAGGCTGGCGACGCCAGCGAGGAAGTCGAGATCGAAGGCGAGATCGAAAAACGCCTCGGCGTCAACCAGCAATACCTCGCCGCAGCGCTCGACCATATCCCCGGCGCCCGCATCGCGATCAACACCGGCGACGCGGCCAGCCAGCAGCTCAGGCTCACCAGCCCCGACGGCCACGACGACGACCTGATCATCATCATGCTGATGCGGGGGTAAAGATGAGCGAGGGACTTCTCACGGCCGATCAGGCGGCAAGCTATCTCAATATCTCGAAAAAGCAGCTTGCCCACTTGACGCAGGCGGGAAGCCTGCGCTGGATAAATATCGGCCTCGGCGAGAAACGGCCGACGCGGCGCTACACCCGCGCCGATCTCGATGAGTTCATTGATGCGAGGAGGCGCGAGTGTCAGTCTACAAGCGATCAGGCGAGGCGACATACTCTTACGACTTCGTCGTCAGGGGTCGTCGATTTTCGGGGAAAACTGGCGCAACTTCGAAGCGGGAAGCAAAGCGCGTCGAAGACCAAATCAAGGAATCGGTCCGCGCCGAACTGATCGCGGCCGAGACCCGCCCGGCCGATCGCATGACCTTCGAGGAGGCATCCTCGCGCTGGTGGCTGGAGATCGGCCAGCATCACAAGAATATCGAAACCACGCTCCAGGTCCTCGCCTGGCTGAATGACGCTGTCGGCAAGAACACCGATCTGGCGAAGATCGATGACGCCCGGATCGCCGCGATCGTCGCCAGACGCCGCGGCGAACATGTCAAGGGCGATCCGAAGCGCCCGCTCGTCTCGCCTGCCACCGTCAATCGCACCTGCACCCAGCCGCTGCGCGAAATCATGCTGCGCGCGAAAAACGTCTGGAAGGTCAAGACGGCCGATTTCCATTTCGGCCAGCACCTGCTGAAGGAACGGCAGGAGCGCGTCCGCGAGGCGAGCGCGGCCGAGGAGGACAAGATCCTGTCGCAGCTCAGCCCGGGCTATGCCGAGGCGGTTCTGTTCGCCTTCCTCACCGGTTGCCGCCGCATGGAAATCCTCGGCCTCAGATGGCCGCATGTCGATTTCTTCGGCCGCCAGTTCACGGTCACCGGCAAGGGCGACAGGCGGCGCGTGATCCCGATGTCGCAGGCGATCTATGATCTGTTGTGGTCGCAGAAGGACCACCACCCCGAAATCGTCTTCACCTATGTCGCCAGGCGCACGCTGAAGAAGCGCAACCTGGTCAAGGGCCGCCGCTATCCGCTGACGGAAGCCGGCCTCAAGACGGCGATGCGCCGCGCCGTCCCGGCCGCCGGCGTCGAGGATTTCCGCTTCCACGACACCCGCCACACGGCGGCAACCCGCGTCTTGAGAAAATCAAACCTCCGCGTCGCCCAACGCCTCCTCGGCCACGCCGATATACAGACGACGACAAAATACGCCCACGCCCTCGACGAGGACATCCGCGCCGCCCTGGACGCGACATCCAGTCCCACGAAAAATCCCACGGAGGCCGATGGCATCCGTGGCAACAATCTGAAAAAGCAGGAAAAATAACTCCGGGGCTCACCGCCCCCCAGTCAAGTGCGCTACCGGGCTGCGCTACACCCCGACCAACCGTCTACACGGCCCGTCCCCTTTAGACTTTCGCTCACGCAGGCGCAAGAGGCAAAACCGGGTTTGCGCACAAAAACCGCGACAGGTTTTCAGACAGCCATTGTTTGCAGGAAAGGCGGCGCGGGCTGGACGCCGTCAACCGGACACGAAAATCGATCAGAAAAAAGAAATAAGAACCGCGACCAGACCGATGATCACGACAAGAAACGCCGGCAGGGCCCATTTCCTGTTGGCAATCGGCGAGGGTGTGTAGCAGATCGAACAATCATTGGTGCCATATCGAAGGTGATGATGGCACTTCTTGCACTTGAAAATACGCATAACCGGCTCCTTGCAAGCCGTTAAAAGCAATTACCACTTTACACAACCGACAATAGCAATCAACCAGAAACAAAGATAAGAAGCACCATCTCCCTGAAGAGTATCAAACCGCGATAAAAAATCCTGCGGTCAGGGCCTCTTGTCAGAGGCTCGCCCGCGTCGTTCTTTGCGCCCGAACCAAAGCGCTTACGCCTCCCGCACGGCGTGATGATAGCGCCGATAGATTTCATCGATATCCACCGTCGGGCGCGGGCTTTCGATCTGCATGTCGAGCATCGCGCGGTGGATGATATCGGCGGCGGCGAGATTGCGGAACCATTTGCGGTTTGCCGGGATCACATACCAGGGCGCATGGGCGGTCGAGCAATGCGACAGCATCGCCTCATAGGCCTCGATATACTCATCCCAGCGATCGCGTTCGGCATAATCGGAAGCCGAAATCTTCCACTGCCGGTCCTTGTCCTCGAGCCGTTTCTCGAACCGTTCGAGCTGCTCATCCTTGGAAATATAGAGGAAGAACTTGACGATGGTGACGCCGTTCTCGGTCAGGAATTCCTCGAAATTGTTGATCTCGTGATAGCGCTTCGACCAAACCTGCTTTGAAACCAGATTGTGCACCCGCGCCACCAGCACATCCTCGTAATGCGAGCGGTTGAAGACCGCGACCTGACCCATGGCCGGCACGCGCTGGTGCACGCGCCAGAGAAAATCATGCGCCTTTTCGACCTCTGTCGGCTGTTTGAAGCTCGCCACATAGGTGCCCTGCGGGTTCATGGCGCGGATCACGTGCCAGCAGACGCCGTCCTTGCCGGCGGCATCGATGCCCTGCAGCACGATCATCAGCGCATGTTTCTTTTCCGCATAGAGCATTTCCTGCAGCGGCGTGATTTCGTCCAGTATTCCGGAAAGCTTCTCCTTGCCCTCCTCCTTGCTCTCGATCCCGCCATCCTGTTCCGGATTGATATCGGCAAGCGAAACCGTGCTGCCGGGCTCGATGGCAAGCTTCTTACGGAAATCCAT